GCGTCAGATGTGTATAAGAGACAGATATTGTTTCAGCGCCTCTATGCCTTGGTTACACTTATCCGCGTCAATCCAGCACTTTGTTAAAAGCGCCCGTGCCGCGTTAATTCCATCATCTACTGGCAGCTTTGGGGCGACACTTACCCGAAGCCCAAGACCCTCTAGCGTCTCTCTACGGCTACAGCCAGTGCCTAGCTCTTTTACCTCAACGTCGTGGGGCAATACGTGTTCTGCGTAGACATATGGCTTGCTTCTGAGGTGGTTGACGTAGTGATCAAGCCCAACGCCTGATGACTCGTAATAGTCAATCAACCTAACTTCGTTTCCGATTTGCTGGGCAAACCATATCGCCGTCGCATCACCTATGCCCAAGTCCCAGGCGGTGATTACGTCTAGGTCACGCTCCCACGGCACCGAACCAATACAACTTTCGCTCTCTAAAAACTTAAACTCAGTGGCGTAGTAAGCGCCTTGTATAGCAGCATCAAAACTGCACTCGTACTCTTGCTGGTACTGGTCTTCAGTTAGGTCGCGCTTTGCGGCTTCCAGTTCTTCTTCATCAACAATGCCCGTTTCTGAGGCTTTTAGCGACAATGCTTGGTATTGGTCATTTGCCTGGGCTTCATTCCAGACGTTGTAAAATTCGTTATGCCCAGCGGGCGTGCCGATCCACGTACACCAACCTTTGCGGTCACTGAGCGCCGGTCTGATGACCTCCCATATCCTCGGGTCCATAGTGGCGAACTCATCAAGAATAACGCCGTCGAAGTATAGCCCCCGAAGCCGGTCGTAGTTCTCGGCACCGTAAAGCCTAACGCGTCCGCCGTTGGGAAGGTCAACCCGCAGTTCTGACTCATTAGGCGTTATGTCGTAATGCTCAATGACTGGGGCTGCGTACTGCTTCACATATTCCCAAGCAACGTCTTTTGCTTGGTTGTAGTGCGGCGCAATGTAGGCAAACCGTGGATTCTTGTTTGTGCAAGTCAACGCGCCTTTAATTAGCTCGTTAATGCAAGCAACCGTCTTACCGGCCCGGCGATGGGCGACAATGCAACTAAACCTTTCTGAGCGGTTATGGAATGGCTTGAACTGGTCCCTGGGTTTGTAAGGGATGACTAGCTCTGCCAACTAACTTTTACCTCTCCAGAATGCTCCGTAACCTGTGTTTCTTTCCACCCCATTCGGGTCTTTGTCCACCAGATCGAAGCCGTGGTGTTTCCCGCTATGGCTTGCTTGTAAAGGCTCTCTGCAATCTTGGCGCTCGCCTTGGCGTCCCCGACCTCTAGTTCACGGGCAAAGTGTTTGCGTAGAGTCTCCCGGCAGATAGCACCGCCCGTGTTTGGGTTAGTGATTAGCTTGGCAATCTGCTCTTCTGGTATGCCATAGCCCTTCATCGCTTCGACTTGCTTACGGTGTTCTTCGGTGGGTTCAAACGGTTTATTCGGCATTAGCCCGCTCCGCTTTTTCCCCTGTAAATTCTTCCCACCGCTTTACCGCAACATCAACGTATGTCGGGTTTAGTTCGATTGCGTAGCAGCATCTCCCGGTCATCTCAGCCGCGATAATTGTAGTCCCTGACCCACTAAACGGCTCGTATACCGCTTGACCGGGGCTTGAGTTGTTTTCAATAGGTCGCTTCATACACTCGACAGGCTTCTGGGTGCCGTGGCCCACACCAGAGTCATCCCGAGACTTAATGCTCCATATCGTGCTTTGAGAGCGGTCACCCGCCCACCCAGCCGTGTCCCTCACCGCATACCAGCAAGGTTCATGCTGCCAATGGTAGTCCCCTCGAGACAAAGCAAACCGATCCTTGGACCATATGATTTGGGAACGTATAGAGAAGCCGTTTGTCTCTAAGCTTTCCGCCACCGTTCCAGCGTGAAGACCTCCATGCCAAACGTAGGCCACAGAACCAGGGAATAGCGACCAAGCCTCACCCCAGTCTGCGCGGTCGTCGTTTTCCACCTTTCCCATCTTTTCAGTGTTCTTATTAACGCCAGCCTTTGCTCGCCAGGATGGGTCATAATCTACCCCATAGGGCGGGTCCGTAACCATTAGGTGCGGGCTAACACCTTCCAGACACTTATCAACCACTAAGGGGTCGGTGCAATCGCCACACACCAAACGGTGTCGGCCTAGCTGCCAAACATCCCCCAACTCAGTTATGGGGTTCTCCGGTGTCTCCGGTACATCATCCGGGTCCGTTAGCCCCTCGGTCTTATCCAGAAGCCCGGCAAGCTCCGAGTCATCAAAGCCCGTGAGGGATAGGTCAAAGTCTAACTCTTGCAGCCCCTCGATTTCCGCCTTGAGGGTTTCAATATCCCACCCTGCGTTTAGTGCCAGCTTGTTATCAGCGATTATGTACGCCTTGCGTTGGGCGGGCGTTAAGTGTGCAAGCTCTATCGTGGGCGCGGTGCTAAAGCCAAGCAATTTGGCCGCTTCCAACCGCCCATGCCCCGCAATTATGCCGTTCTCTTCATCAATCAGGATGGGGTTGTTAAACCCAAACTCTTTAATGCTCGCCGCGATCTGCGCAACCTGCTCTTGGCTGTGTGTTCTAGCGTTCCCCGGATAAGGCAGAAGGCTTGATATTTCCCTCTCTTTTATTGTGTCTACTTTCATCCCAGTCCTTTCGGGTGTTGGGTTAATGATTTAAGTATTTTGCTGCGTCAAAATAGTTGTGGTCTGCGTGCATACCTAGCTTTCGAGCTATAGCTGGCACCAGTCCAGTGCCGTGAACAATAATTACGAACGGCTGTTTTATGCGGTCTAGTATTGACTGATCATACAGCCGGACCATTTCAACAAACTCGTTAGCTTGCCTGGCCATATCGTTGTTAGTCTCAAAAGTTTTGCCGTCAAAATGCACTTGTACGTGGCCGTCGCCATATCGCTCTTTAAGAAAAGGACTGTATTCGCCCTCGTCACCAAACGATGAGTCAACACCAAACAAATGGATTTCGGTAAAACCAAGAGTAGCCCCGACCTCAATACTACGCATGGCAACAGTGCTTGAGTAATTTGGACAACACACCCAACTCTCATGTGGGTACTGTTGTTTTAACCACTCTGGTTCAATGTAATCGCTCTGGCAGTGCCACAAGTAAGCGTCTGTGTGCTTGAGCGCCTCGATTGTATCCGGGTGAACCTGTGAGGCTATAAGATATTTTGTGGTCGTTTTTTTAGGCTTCTTAGCCATAGGCTTTTTAACGTATCCAGCCACCCAATCCATCGGATCGAGAACAGCGTGGTAATCAGGAATGATTGCCTTGCCTCTTAGGTAATCGTGAACCTTGTTAACCGAGAGAATCTTAGCCTTGCGCTTCTTTTTTAAGCCCTTGATCGTTTTAATTTGATCTTTGAGCGAGGGGCCACCACCACATATGCAGAGAACGCCTGATTCTGAACCAACCAAACTAACCATGCTCGGCAGCTTTGGTGCATTTTCTTTAACCCGCTTGCGCTCTGTCTCTGCTCCGTGCAGACGGCCTGTGTTAGCCCCCAGCGCAAAATGTAGCGGTGCCAGACGGGTTGGCGCGGTCTCGAATAATGGCTTCATGCCTCAAACTCGTGCCAGCCGGGGTGCCGGTATGTCTCGTTGAACTTCTCGATTAGGGTGTCCAGGTTACTATCAGACCAGGCTATGTGTTGGTTGATCGTGCCCCAAGGACACTGACCGCCCGGCTCTATACCGAGCATGTTACACCATTGGCCCTCAGTGAAGACATCTCCCCTCAAGTTATCAAACATCAAATAGGGCGCGTCTGAGTAAAACATCATCGCAGGCGGGCCGTTGGCGCTGCATACGTTCAAGCTGGCTTGCTCATAGAGCGCCATGCGTAGCCGCAAATCCATAGCCGCAGGCTCGTAAACGTTCCAGTCAAACGTCTTGTACCTCTGCCCACCAAGTAAATCCTCTTGGTCCGGCACCACCACAACTCTGAATCCCCGTTCGGTAAGGTGGTCGTAGAAGTCATGCCACTCCCGCATATCCACGTTCCGCTGTGGGAAGTGGTTGGACGTGCGCAACGTTAGTGTAACATCGCACTCAGGGACAATAGACCGCGCGTAGCCCGGCGCAGTTAAAACCCTGGGCTTTGCACCCTGCTTGAATAGTTCCCCAACCGCCTTGGCAAGATAGGGTGTCTCGTGAGCGGCAGACGGGCTGCGATCTACCGTGCAAGTCATTAGCGTAGGTAGAAGCTCGTTTACC